TTCGTCTTGAGAGCACCTTCGGCGACGGCGTCCGTGGTCTGAAGGTTTATGGCCGCAAGGTCGTAACTCCAGACTGCCTCGCTGTAGGTAAGTGGAAGGTCTAAGGACTGAGTTGGGGGAGGTTTTCCTCCCCCTTTTCACTTTAAGGAGAGGAAGGTGGAAGAAGCTAAGACCGAAAAAGACGACCTGTACATCGAAGCTAGAGAGCAGTTTGACGTAACGCTCGACAGGAGAGCGACGTTAGCTGAACTCCAAGACCAGATGGACGGACTGAGAAGGAATGGAAAGCAACCAGAAGAGGTTCTGCCTGCAAAGGTGCCGAAGAAGCTTCGCAACATCGTGACTGGAAACATTTTCGATTACGACCCGCTCTTCGCAAAGAATCCAAATCTGGAAGTGATTGAATGGGAGACCGTGGATGGCAACGACGAAGGTTAATGACATACTGGATCGTGCCAGCATCATTCTTCAGGACACTTCTAATACAAGATTTGCCAACGCAGATCTTCTGAAGTTTTTTAATGATGGCCAGCGCGAGGTCGTTATATATCGGCCTGACGCAAACGTCTCGAACACAAACTTTACCTGCGCCGCTGGAAGCAAGCAGAGCCTGCCTTCCGGTGCGCTTCGCCTTATCGACATTACGAGAAACGTAAGCGGCAGGGCTATCTCTCAGATTGATCGTAAAACGCTAGATGAGTCGTTACCCGATTGGCACAACTCCACGGCTGACGCGACTCGCAAGATTGAGCACTTCATCTACGACTCATCTGACCCGAAGAATTTTTATGTCTATCCGGCGGCAGAAAGCTCATTTCAGATAGAAGTTATCTACAGCGTATCTCCAGCAGACGTGACCCTGTCCAACTACACGACAGACACAACCACGATATCGCTGGACGACATATACGCAAACTGTCTGCTGGATTACATCCTGTACCGCGCATATCAGATTGACTCCGAGTTCTCCGGCAACGCGGAAAAATCCCTTATGCACTATCGATCCTTTGCCAATGGTCTTGGCGCTAAGACGCAAGGCGACTCTGCCGCTGACCCTAGAGTGGGAGCCATGCAGTGAAGTACCTTGATATCTCAGACTATGTCCGAACAGAGGCGCGAGGCGCTCCTGAGTTCCTAATTGAACGAGCCGTTCGCGAGTCGGTCATTGAGTTCTGCGTCAAGACAGATGTCTATCGCCTAGAGCCAGAGACAATCCAGATCATCGCCGGCATCGATGAGTACGATCTGACGACACCTGCCGGCACAGAGCTTAACCACATCATTGAGATTTACCGCAATCGGCGCACCTTGCGTCCGGTTTCTTACTCTCGACTGCTGGAAGTAAAAGGCGACGGCACACAAACCGGAACGCCGCAGTATTACTCGCAGAGAGACAACACGCTTTTCTATGTGGCTCCGGTTCCAGCAGAAGCTGAGACTCTGAGTGTCCTTTATTCAGTCAAGCCTACCTCCACGTCAACCAGCATCCCCGACACCATCGGCAAGGAGTACAGAGAAGCCATCGTCCATGGCGCGATCTACCGACTACAGATGATGTCCGATCAGCCTTGGTCAGATATGGGCGGCGCACAGGGCAACAAGTCTCTGTTCGACACCCGAGTAGGGCAGGTGATCCGCGAGGTGAAATACGGATATGGCGGCGGAGCCTTAACAGTTAAATCGAGGGCGTTTATCTAATGGCTTATTCAGACACGATCAACTTGGTCGTTGGTGACACGCTACCAGAAGTGACGGTCACCCTCCGAGATTCAAATAAAGCCGCATCCGGCCAGACGCTTGATGCAGAAGACCCCACCACTTGGGATCCGATTGATCTCACTGGCGCAACCGTGCGCATGAGAATCCGGAAGGTTGGGTCAACTACTGTGACTAGCACTTTGACCATGACGGTCGTGTCTCCGGAAACAGATGGCAAGGCCACCACAAACTTCCCGTCCGGAACCCTATCTGAGGCTGGCGTTTTTGAGGCAGAGGTAGAGGTGACTTACTCCGGCGGCGGGAAGCAGACAGTAAATGATTTGCTGAAGCTCAAGATTAGGGATGACTTCGATTAATGTTAAGAGCCGCCTACTCATATCAACTGATTAAGGCGTCTGCTGAGCGGGCAAAGGTTTCGTTCGCCTCCGATTCGGTCAACACATCCCTTCGAGTTTCATTTGCCGACCTGACGGCAAGCCTCGACTACATCAGCTTGGCCGCAAGTTATCTGGTTATTGCAGAGTCTCTGAACCGATACCTAGAAGATTCTCTGGCGTTTAGCGATCTGGCGAGCCTCTCTGTCAGCAAATCTGCGTCTGACTCTGTAGAAGTTACGGAGCTTGTGGCGCTGTCCGTGACTGTCCCGCAAGCGGACTCGGTTGGTGTTGCCGATGTGTTTAGCAAGACCGTCGCATACGTCCGAAATTTGTCTGACTCAGCAAGCCTGACAGAGGTACATAACGTCACGTTTAATTCAGTGCAGTCAGACTCTATGAGCGTTTCTGATTCGCCTGCCCTGTCTCCAGAGCTTAGCAAGGATGACACCTTTTCGTTCTCCGACGCATTTACCAGAACCGTTTCCTACCATCGGGATCTAGCTGATACGTTCACGATGGATGATCTGGCTAACGTCGGAGACTTGGTCAAAGACACCAACCTCGACAAGGGAAACGTCTTTGGAGTTACAGAATCTCTGTCGTACTCAGCGCAAAAGGCTGTTGCCGACACGCTTCAAATGCAGGAAGCCTTGTCCAAGGCAATGGCCTCGGATTTCGCAGAGGCGCTGTCCGTATCTGACGATCTTTCTTTCTCGGCTGATCTTGGCTTGACCGACTCAGCCGCAATGTCCGACTCGCCATCTAAGTCTGTGTCGTTTTCAGCGGCAGATTCTTTTGGCGTATCCGAATCAATCACTGTGAGCCTGATTGTCCAAAGCCGCAGTGCATTTAACCAAGACGCATTTAATGCGTTTGCTTTTAACGAGTAGGGAGAAACGAAATGTTTCAAGATGGAATGAAGATGAGCGGCAAGCTCACGATCTCACTGAACGACGAAGTCGTGCGAGAGGTCGATAACCTTGTAGTGACCTCGGGTAAGGAGTTTGTTGCTTCCCGAATGATCGGCACAAGCTCTAACGTCATGAGCCACATGGCTGTTGGTAGCGGCTCCACTGCCGCCGCCGCAGGCGACACCGCTCTGGGTTCAGAGTTGGGGCGCACCACCTCTAGCGACAGCGTGTCTGGTGCGGTTGTCACCTACAGCGCAACCTTCGCCGCAGGAACTGGAACCGGCGCAGTCACCGAGGCAGGTCTTTTTAACGCTTCAAGCGCTGGCGACATGCTCTGCCGCACAGTGTTCTCGGTGGTGAACAAAGGCGCGTCTGACTCCATGACCATTAGCTGGGCAGTCACTGTTAGCTGATAGAGGAGTCTCCTGATGGCGGTTAAGTTTAGTAACAACGCCAAGACGACAATCACAGGTTCGTTGACTACGTCTGCGACGAGCGTTTCGGTTTCCGACGCCTCGAACTTCCCTACTCTCGGAGCGGGGGACTATACCTATGCGACTCTCGCAGAGGCGTCTACGCCTGCGAATTTTGAGATTGTCAAAGTCACCGCCATCAGCGGCACTACGCTTACTGTAACTCGGGCACAGCAGGGCACGACGGCACGTTCTTTCTCTTCGGGAGACCTGTGTGAACTGCGCGTAACGGCTGGCCTCATGGAGGAGGCGATTGACGAAAAAGCTGATTTGGCGGACTTGTCTGTAACCGTTGCCTCTGCCGGCACAGCAAACCTTTCGTACAGCAACGCTACCGGCGTCTTTACTTACACGCCGCCCGACCTGTCGGGCTACTTAACCAGCTTCACCGAAGTCAATGACCTCACAGCCTCCGTGACATGGGCAGATGTTCCGGACGCCAACATTACGCAGTCCAGCGTTACGCAACATCAAGCGGCATTGAGCATAACGAAGTCCCAGATCACTGATCTTGGCACTCCGGCTACGCTTGACGATGCAACCGCACTAGCTATCGCACTGGGATAAATCATGGCAAACACATTTAAAAATGCGGCTCTGGCGGATGTGAACAACTCCGCTTACGACACGCTGTATACCGCACCAGCGGCCACTACGACGGTTGTGCTTGGCTTGGCGATTGCCAACAAAACTGCACAGGGCGTCAGCGTACAGGTGCAGTTCTCAGACTCGTCTGGAAGCACTACGCACCAGCTTCTGGAGAACGTAGAGATTCCGGCCAAAACAACGCTGGAAACGCTGGCTGGTCAGAAGTACATCCTAGAGACGGGTGACGCGCTCAAGGTTCAGTCAGGTACGGCGTCTGCACTTGACGTTGTCTTAGGAATCATGGAGATCACCTAATGACTCGCTCCAGAGTAAAAAAAGATTTCGCTGTAGGCATCGACGATAACGCTACGTCTACAGCCATTACGATTGATAGCTCTGGCAATGTGGGGATTGGTGCGACTACTCCTTCCAGCTTATTGACTATCAGGAACGACTCCACAGTCGGCACAGATGTGGAGATGTCTCGTTGGAGGACGGCGTCTGGCGGCAACCTGCGTTTCTATGTGTCGGACTTGGCGGCGTCTAATCCTGAGTGGAGAATTGAAAGCAACGCTTCTGAGCCGCTTTATTTGAGTAATGCTGGGTCAGGCTCAACTAGCTTTGTTGGAGTCAAAACCGCTGGCCTCGAACGTATGCGTATCGACTCAGAGGGCAACGTGGGGATTGGTGAGACTAATCCAGCACAAGCGTTAGTTGTTAGACGCTCCACTGGAAACGCATATCTTGATGTCGCACGGGCTACTCAATCTCAAGGGCAAGTGGCGTTACAACTAAGCGGAGGTACTGGCGGCACTAGCTGGATCATGTATCAATCGGGATCGTCTGACGACTTGCGTTTCTACGGAGACGGTAGCGATCGGATGACTCTGACCTCTGAGGGCAAGCTAGGCATTGGAACAACAGGCCCAGCTTTCCCGCTTGACATAAGAGCGCCGTCTGGGGGTGGTGATGCCGTGTTGCGCGTTCACAATCAGCACACAGGCTCTGGTGACGATGCGATATTGCGCTTGTCTATCGCAGGAAACACAGCCGACAGCATTATCCAATTTGGCGACACCAATGATTCCGATGTTGGCAGGATTGCTTATCACCACAACGGCAACACGATGCGTTTCTTTACAGGCGCGGATGAAGAAATGCGTCTGGAGAATGATGGCGATCTACATGTTGAGAACAGCGTAATTGGTAGCTCTAGCACTGTTTCAGACGAGCGATTTAAAGATGACGTAACTACGATCACAGGTGCGTTAGATACTGTTGATTCTTTGCGTGGCGTTACCTTTACGTGGAATACAGGAAAAAACACGGGCCAAACTGATTATGGTTTTATTGCTCAAGAAGTCGAGCAGGTTATTCCTGAAATTGTCCGAGACAAAAAACTGCCGCTGTTTGCAAGTGATGAAGACACTTTATACAAAACTGTGGACTATGCAAAAGTTTGCGTTGTGTTGGTCGAAGCCGTTTCAGAGCTACGGGCTGAAGTTCGATCACTAGAGACGCGCCTTTCGGCGTTGGAGGCTAACTAATGCCATTTCTAGGAGTACAGCCAACCGACACGTTTGCCTCAGTAGCGAAGCAGACGCTGACCGGCGACCTTTTAGGTACAACCGTATTTACGTTGGATCACGGGGTGTCTTCGGCAAACGATATTGCGCTGTACATTAATAATGTCCGTCAGGAGCCTGTTACCGCATACACAGCATCGGGTAGCACACTGACTCTGACTGAGTCTATAAACGCCGCCGACGACGCTTACGTCATCTTTATCGCGAGAACTTATCAGTCCGTCAGTATGAAGGGTATTGCTGACGACACTGAAGATCCCATCTTGACCATTGATGGATCTCTCACGACTGGCGGCGATGCCGTTCTAAATGTTGGCCAAAACCAAGCTAGTGGCTACTACGTTCAAGACAAAACCTTTGGCTTTGAAATATCCAACGGAGGGGTCGGAGGTAACACAGCGCAGATCAAAAATGCGGGGAATGTGATCCTTAGCCACAACCAGATTCAGGACAATCTAATCCTGAGAACCAACAACACAGGTCGCGTCACGATACTTAGCGGCGGAAACGTGGGGATTGGTGAGACTGATCCAGACAATAGACTGCATGTAAAACAATCAGCAGATAATTCTGGGGCTGGATTAGGTATAAAAATCGAAAAGAACGCCGACGATAGTGCTTTGTTTGTTGGCTACAGAGACAACACAGATACGTGGCAAATTAATGCAAGCTATACGTCTACGGGTTCGTTTGAGCCTATTAGCTTTCATACTTCTGACGCAGAGCGTATGCGTATCGACTCCAGCGGCAACGTGGGGATTGGTGTCACCGATCCTGACGAAAAGCTTGAGATTAGCGGCGGCGATTTAAAAGTAGATACCAACGGCACCGCTGGAGTCATTCACTTTAGTCAAAACTCTGACGAGACCAAAATTATAGGCAGGAATACAGGCCATGCCACCCTGCCAAACACGCTGGATTTTTATGTCAATTCCGCAGTTGCTTCTCGCTTGAGCGAAAGGAACGCTTCGTTCGGCGGCGGTTACACCATCAATAATACCGTTGATACCTCCTATGCAGTGTTGGTTGGCGCGGGCTACGGCGCTGTAGTTTCTGGAGATGACGGCGGCAGAGGTTTGTTTGGCACGAACGTCACGACAACCAATGCAAATGTCCCTGTCATCGCCAACACGCACGGATCTTATGGCGGTATTGGTCTTTCCTGCTCTTGGGGTGTCGCCGCAATTGTTAGAAAAGGCGGGTCTGTAACCGCTGGCGACACGCTCGACACGGTGGTTCGTTTTGACAATGACGGCTTGAAGTTCGGTAGTGACACTGCCGCCGCTAATGCGCTAGATGATTACGAGGAAGGGACTTGGACAGCAACTTTGCGTGGCTCCACTGAGCCAGCAACACTGATTTCTGACGCATCAAATTACTACACCAAGATAGGGAATGTGGTGAAGGCCAGAATCAGCCTAGAAAACATCGACACTACAGGCTATGCAGGGGATGTTTCTTTTACTGGCCTTCCATTCACCTCTGCAAATAACACCAGAACTATAGGCACATTGATTAGTTACAGAGGTATGACCACCTCCGCTACAGCGACAACCGGAGTGGTCGCAATGGTTTTCCCTAACAGTTCTACCATTTCTACCCGAGAAGGCGATTCTAATAACGCATGGCTTGTACCACAGCACAGCGCCGGAACGGGGAAATACTTTTTCGTCGACATTGTTTACATGACGGCGTAACAACTACCCCTTTCGGAGATTGGGGCGGACAGTCCATAGCCAAAGGAGATAAACATGGCACTTACAGAAGCAGTAGAAATTGACAAGGTAGAAATCGTAGGCCCGTACAAGGCAGTGCAAGTACGCACAGCCACGGTCATCTACCGAGACGACGAGGAAATCTCTCGCTCATTCCATCGGCACGTTGTATCTGCTGGCGATGACTACAGCAATGAAGACCCTGAAGTGCAGACCATTTGCGCCGCAGTTCACACTCAAGAAGTGATCGACGCTAAGCAGGCCGCAGACGCCGCAAACGAGCTTCCACAGGAGTAAGCCATGCCGTTCATCGGTAAACAGCCAAAGGTAGGCGCATTTCAACTGATTGACAGTATCACTACGTCAGCTACCGCTACTTATGCGCTGACGGTGGACGGGTCAGCTTACTTTCCAGAGTCAGCCAGAAATTTAATTGTTTCACTGAACGGTGTAACGCAGGCTCCTGATTCTGCCTATACCGTTTCTGGATCAAACATTGTCTTTGACTCTGCGCTGACTGCCAGTGATGTAGTTGACTACATCTTGGTGATCGGTGATGCGGTAGACATTGGCATACCTTCAGATGGCACGGTTGGCACAAGCCAGATGAGTTATCCGCTGGGTAATTTTAGCTCTACTGGTATAGACGATAACGCCACAAGCACTGCGATTACGATTGATTCAAGTCAGAACGTAGGTATTGGAGCCGCTCCAACCGCATCGTCAAGTTATAGGACACTAAACATTACTGGCGGTGCTGATGTGGGGGGCGCTTTACGTCTCTCTACCACAGCAAATGAGAACGGTCATTTATTCCAGTACAACGATGGCATTTACCTCTCTGGCGATGAAGTCACGTTTATTTCTACAGGTGACCCCGCTGTTGGCGGCGATGTAAAAACTGCGTATCGAGTTGACAGGACTGCCCAGCTACATAGGTGGTTTGACCCCTTAGATGGCACAACTGAGCGAATGCGCATCAACTCCAGCGGCAACGTGGGGATTGGCGTTACTGACCCTGCTCAAGAACTAGAGGTGGCAGGAGCAATACTGGCATCATCCGTTCCTTACTCCTCAAATCAAGACGAGGCTTATTTAATTGCGGGAACCGCTGGGTGGACAGGGGCTACAACAAACTGGAACACGTTTGGTTTCCAGCACAGAATCAAGACAGATGGTGGTGGCGTCCCACGGGTAACTATAGACAATGCCGCGGGTGAGGTGTTCTCTGTTTATAACTCAGGCGTTACGGTTGTTGGTGGGCAGACCCCTGCTGGAGGGGGCGCAGGCATATTTGGCGCTCTTCAGGCAATAGGCTTTGGTTCTAGGTCAGGCGTGTTGGGATCGCACGGGCCTAATTGCTTCAATATCTATTGGTCTAGTCCCTCTCTACAGGCGTGGGTGGATTCAACCAATATTGGTACGTTCTCCCTGACATCAGACTACAGAATAAAAAGAAATATAGAGTCAATGTCGGAACCTGCATTAGCAAGGATCGCACAGTTAAGGCCCGTCACCTATCAGCCAGCAAATTTTAAGGATCTCTTTGAGGAATCCGACGAAATTAAAGAGGGATTTATTGCGCATGAGCTTCAAGAGGTAATTCCAAGTGCAGTTGACGGAGAAAAAGATGCTGAAGATCAAATACAGAGTTTAAAAGTGGACGCTTTATGCGCTGTCTTAACCAAAGCCATCCAAGAACAGCAAGCAATCATCGAAGATTTACAGACCCGACTATCTGCGTTGGAGGCTAACTAATGGCTATCACTAAACTCAACAGCCAAGCGATCCCACCGAACACCATCATTGAGTCTGATCTGTCGTATCCGCTGACTAACTTTAGCTCAACGGGTATTGACGACAATGCGACAAGCACTGCGGTCACTATTGATGCCAACGAGAACGTCGGGATCAACGAGTCCTCACCCGACGAGTTACTTCACGTCAAAGGCCCAGATGAAGTCGTTATCAAAATTGAGGCAACTGGCTCTCAAGCCCCCACGCTATACGATGGCTCACCGAAGCTCCAGCTTGTGCCAATGGCAACGAATGGAATTACAGGCGAGGCAATTATAGAGGCGATTGCTCCGAGTAGTTTTTTGCATGGCTCTCACCTGATCTTTCGTGCCGGTAAATCACCAAATCAGTATGACGGGACGAACTACACCGGCGGCTCTTTCTCGTTTCATGATGGCAACACACAGGTATGCAGTATCTCCGACCAAGGAATCGAAGCCGCTAATTTCAAGGCTACTTCAGGCGGCACGACAGCGCTTTCTTTGACTTCTACGGGCCGCGTAACCACAGGTGAAAACCTTGAAGTTGCGGGCACTATTACAAGCGGTCAGATCTTTGCCAGTGACACAGTAACAACTGGCTCTCCATCAAATGGTGCGGCTGATTTTCTATCCCTACTGAATAACGATACGGGCGGTAACCACCATATAGGTATTAAGTTTGCCAGCGCAGATGCGGGAGGAAATCTTCGCCACGGCGCTTACGTTACCGCATTAAAAGATGGCACATGGGGAGATGGCACTGGCTCATATCCCATGCACTTAACATTTTGGACGCGACCCGCTTCGAGTGGGGTTCAGATTGAGCGGATGCGTATTCAGTCTAACGGTAACGTGGGGGTCGGTACTAATAGCCCTATCGCCAAACTTGATGTCAGGGGCGAAACTCATACTACTGGCATAAGGATTAAGCGGAACGATACCTCGGGCATAAACAACCCTAACGATGACTACGTCACCCTAAGTCTTGCTGATAACGACTTGAATTTCGTTATAGATAATGACGCGGATGGCGATGCAGGAAATTATCGTTTTTTTAAAAGAGCGGCTAACGCGGATGTCGAGCTATGTCGAATTGACAGCAACGGTAATGTCCATGCGGACGGCAACGTGGTTGCGTACTCAACAACCATCTCAGACGAGCGCCTTAAAGATAACGTACAGGGCATTACAGGCGCACTAGACACTGTAGACGCACTGCGCGGTGTGACCTACACATGGAAACAAGGGTCGCGCGAAGGCAAACGTGACTATGGTGTGATTGCTCAAGAAGTCGAGCAGGTTATTCCAGAGATCGTACACGACACCATGATGCCTTTGCTGGGCGACGAAGAAACTGTTTATAAGACGGTGGACTACGAAAAGCTTTGTGCTGTTCTCATTAGCGCTGTATCTGAGTTGCGGGCTGAAGTGGAGGAACTCCGTGCCTCTCGTAACTAGCGGACAGATTAGCCTGAATGATATGCACGTTGAGGTGGGCGGAACCAGCGCTACTGAGTGCAGTCTTAACGACGCTGACATTCGCGGCCTGATTGGAAAGTCCTCTGCGGCTCAATCAGGCTTCAACGAGTTTTACGGCGCGAGTAGCACTTCATACATTGTATTAGCGCCTGCGGCAGGAACCTACACCACTTTTGACGATGGCGACTTTAGGTACTACGTTTTCAGCGGAGCAACAAATACCGCCCCAAATCTAACAAGCCTTGGCGACTCTGGAAGTAACGGAGAAAAGCTTTACTTCAGAATGTGGGGCGCTGGAGGCGGCGGCGGTGGAGGTGGTCAGTATGCTGGAGCAGATGGCGGCGCTGGCGGATATTCGTCTGGTTATTGGATTCCTACCGCAACCGGACTTCTGAGAATACAGGTAGGTTCAGGCGGTCAGGGTGGCGAGAACATGAACAACGGCTACCCAGTTATCGACGGGGGCGCTGGAGGACAGCCGAGCGGTATTTCCAGCACCAACCTAGAGGGGGGCGCTGGCGGCGCTGGTTACGGCGCTGACTCTTCCTCTGAAGTCGGAGGGGGTGGCGGTGGCGGTGGCGGCACGAGATTTAGGACGAACTGGAGTACAGGTAGCCCTGCTTCACCAACCTTTGAAGTTTGGGTGGGCGCAGGCGGAGGCGGTGGTGGCTCAGACCAAAGCGCTTCAGGCGCTCCAACCGCAGGTGGTAGTGGCGGCGCTGGGTCTACGTCAAATTCCACGGGCCTAGATGCCTCGACAATCGGCAACTCTGGCGGTGGCGGCGGTGCGACAAGTAGCACTGGAGGTACTGGCGGTGTTGTTTCTGGAAATGGGCAATCAGGCCAAGCTGGAGTCTTATACCACGGCGGTGATGGTGGTACTGGCCCTTCAAACTCCTATGGCGGTGGCGGCGGTGGCGGAGCAGGTTACTACGGAGGCGGTGGTGGTGGTACTGGTGGCTCCTCTCAAGCCGCTGGCGGCGGTGGTGGCTCTGGCTCCAACAGTGGATCAGTCACGCTTACCGCCGCCCTACGCCGCTCGTATGGTAACCGTAACGCGGTTCAATCAAATGCGGTAGGTTTTGTAAGCGGAGCCAGTGCCGGAGGTTTAAAAGGGCCGCAAACATTGGGCGCTCCAGCCACTACGAGGGCAGGAACTGGCGGCTCTGGTTGTGTTGTTCTGTACCACAAGTTTCAAAACTAGGCGAGGTAGCTATGAATTACAAAACGGAAAACGTGGACATCTACACTCGCGCAGTGCAGGTGCTCATCAACAACCCCGTACAGGCTGACATTGATCCGTCGATCAAGTTTTTCGAGGAAAAGGTGAAGGTCGAAGGGGATAACACTGTTTCTCTGGGCATGGACGGCTCTGTGTTGCACACCCACTACACAGACCTTAACAAAGACACAGAGTTTAACTTGCTAAACCCATAGGATAACTCTGTTGTGGGTACGCAAACTTACGAGCAGTTTTTCATGAGCCTGTACTCATTGTATTGGCATATGGCACAGGATCGAGATTCTATTTCACAAGAGCCAGAAGTTCCGGTCGAAGAGGCTCCGGTGGAGGATCCTGTGATTTCGGATGATGGAACAGTTGACTAAACATCGTTTACAGGGAGAGAAACAATGAGTGAAAACACAATTGAAATTGACGGCGTTAAGCATGATGTGGACTCAATGACAGATGAGCAGAAGTATTTCATCAGTCAGATTCAGGATCTGCAAAAGCGAGCGGCACAGCTTCGATTCTCTATGGATCAACTGACGGTGGCGCAGGACGTGTTCACTAAAAACCTAATGTCATCGTTACAGCAGGAGGAAGAGGTAGCGGCATGAACTGGGTAATGGAATACCTAATGAATATTTTGGCGGCAATCAGCCAGCTTTTTAATGCCTTGATCGGGGGCGATCCCAATTTAACCGTAAGTGCTAGGTGCTATTTGAGCAGAGAGCATTGGTTTTGGGGGGCATTACGAAAGCTACTCAACTTGGTTTTTTGGAGGGAGGAAGACCATTGTTATAAGTCGTGGAGGGCTGACGTGGCCTTTTGCGACACCGTCAGCGCGGTGAAATAGTGAACCTGATAAGTCTTTTAGTCGGCCCAGTAACCGACCTTGTGGGTGGCTTCCTCAAAAACAAGCGAGAGGAGAGTCAGGCTAGGCACGAAGCAAAGATGGAGGTCATAAGGAATGATGCCAACTGGGAAACCCTTATGGCTGGGGCTTCAGCGTCTAGCTGGAAAGATGAGTGGTTCACCATTCTGCTCTCTACTCCAATCCTTGCTGTTATATGGGGCGTTGCTATCGATGATGGCCGTGTCATGGATCGCGTACATGACGCTCTTGGTGCTCTGGCTACTCTTCCTGAGTGGTATCAATACCTTCTCTTCGTCGCAGTAACAGCGAGCTTTGGCATCCGTGGTGCCGACAAAATTATGGAGTTGCGGAAAAAATGAATCCCGAAGCCTTTGACCAGTGGCGGGTTATTCCGAGGCTGTTGATGATTACGATGCTCATCAGTACCTACCGCGTGGTGGAGTGGTACATGGAATTGCCTGATCCCTCTACCCAGCAGACCACCTTGGTTTCAATTATGACTGGGATGCTTTCCGGTTCCTTTGGTCTGTTCCTTGGAAGCGGGAGGAAAGAGTAATGGTTGCTATTAATATCAATGCCTTCGGTGGCATGTCGGAAAAGCTTGCCCCGCGACTGCTCCCCGACACCATGAGCCAGTATGCGGAGAACGTGGACTTTAGCCACGGTACGCTTAGGCCGTTGCAGAGCGATGGGTCTGTGACGATAACGCCTGCGTTAGGAACCATATCCGGAGCAACTGAAACTATATTCCGAACCAAGGCGGGAACATGGCTGGCATTTAGTAGCGACGTGGATGTTGTCGAAAGCCCTGTTGCTGGCGACATATATGACCGCGTGTACTTGACTGGTTATGGTTCATACCCGCAAATCACAGCTTCTCCGTACAACAACGTGTACAAGCTAGGGCTTCCAAGACCTTCAGCGCCTACCGTTACCTTGTCACCCAGCACGTCAGCAAATGTAGCTACAGAGAACCCTGTCAGCAGGGCATATCTTGTCACGTTTGTAACTGCCTTTGGCGAGGAAGGCCCGCCTTCTTTAGTTACGACGAGTGAGATTTACGACGTATACACAGATCAGACGGTCACCGTAACAGTGGGTTCCGCGCCTTCTGGCAGGAACTACGCATACATTCGGGTGTACCGGACGGACGAAGACGGCACGTTTCGATTTCTTTCTCAAATATCCAGCAGTGGTTCTTCGTTCACTGACTCAGCCGCAGACAGTGCTCTTGGTGAAGAGGTTCCAAGCTCTGACTGGATAGGCCCGAATGACAGCATGATCGGCCTTACAGCGATGCCTAACGGAATCACGGCAGGATTTTTCGGACAAACGCTATGCTTCTCTGAAGCGTTTCTGCCACACGCATGGCCGGAGGCGTACCAGCTTACGACTGCGTATCCAATCGTTGGGCTTAGCCGCACAGATACGGGCTTGATTGTCTTGACGGAAGGCAAGCCGTACATGGTGCAGGGTGCAGATCCAGCGGGAATGGTTATGACCGAGCTAGACATAGCCCAGTCCTGCGTCTCGAAAAAGTCGATTGTCGATATGGGCGGCTCTGTCATCTATGCCTCTCCGGACGGCTTGGTTGGCATTTCCGGATCGGGGTCTGCCGTTGTTACTGATGCGATATTCACAAAAGATCAGTGGTCTACCTATGCGCCTTCCGGATTGATTGGGTTCAGGTGGGAGGATCGATACGTCGGATTCTCTGATCGCGGCGGCACTTACCCAGAAGGGTTTGTATTCGACCCGAGAGGCGGTCAAAACGCCTTTTCAATAATAGACAGGGCAAACGACATTGTTGCTGGGTTCAATGACCTTAGCTCAGATGAGCTTTATCTGATTACTGCCTCTGGTTCCGACTTGATATTCAATGGCGGCACTGGATATTACTCAGTTGATTTTCACTCCAAGCACTTTTTTACGCGAAGGCCGATTAACTTTGGCGTTTGCCAAGTTGCGTTCGGCGAAGATCTGGGTAACGGCAACACATCCGTAAAAATATATGCGGGAGAAAAATCCCCTTCGACCCTTGTCCACACAGAAGTTATCAGCAACACGGAATCTGTCGCCACATTCAGGTTGCCCAGCGGGTTCCGCAACAGTGTATTTCAGGTTCGCGTAGAAGCTAACAGAGAGGTGGCAGGTATCACTCTTGCTGAATCTCCGAGAGAAATTACTTGAAGCTAAAATCATCACAGCGCAAGAGCATTGCGACCGTACCTAGCAGTTTCACTGCACAGGAGCGTCGTTATGCGCAGTCGGTTTCAGAGGCGGTAGATACTCTGTCAGGCCGTCGCGGCAACATCATTGACCGTGCTGTTACCTTCAGAGACTTGCTTGACACAGGGGTTCTCAGACTCGCTGGCGGAATACTCGGCGGTGGCGGCGTTGATGTTATCAACCCAAATGATCCCAACGGGACTGACTCTGGGCCTACGGAGCTTCCGACTCAGCCCACCAATCTGGTAGCGACGGGCGGATTTAACATTGTATTTTTGGAATGGGATCTGCCCCCATACAACGGGCACGATTATGTAGAGATATTCCGTTTCGCAAGCGACAACATCGTTGCGGCAGAGGCGGCGGGCGCTTACACCAGATATTACGGAGACCTATATTTCTATACCGATACTAATGTAGGAAGCTCTGAGACTTGGTATTACTGGGTAAGGGCGGTAAATATAGACGGCATAGAAGGGCCGTTTAATTCGTCCGCAGGAACACCTGCTACTACAGCCCTTGACTATGAATTTATCGCAGGCCTCATAGACGATTCATTAAGTGCGGATGGGCAGGCTCTGGGCCTGAACGACACTATCAATGCCTTAGAAAACTTTACCGGATACACATCATCCTACAACGGAGACAGCCTTGTCGTCAGGATGGGCGACGTTGAGACGGTAGCTGGAAATGCGGCTACAAGCGCCCAGTTGCAGACTGAATCTACCACGCGGGCAAACGCGGACAGTGCGCTATCGGCTCAGATAAGCACCCTTAGCTCCACAGTGGGTAGCAACACAACCTCCATTCAAACGAATGTCTCAACGATCAACGGCATCCAAGGAAAGTATGCAATAAAGATCGACAACAACGGCCATGTCTCTGGCTTTGGCCTCATTTCTCAAGCCAATGACCATAGCGCCGGTTTTGTTGTACAGCCCACATCGGCTTTCATAATCAACGCGGACAGGTTTGCCATAGCCGCCCCATATAACGCCAACAGCTCCACAAACAGCAATGTGGGGACAAATATTCCATTCAAGGTTCTAACGACTGCTCAAACAATCAATGGCGTATCAGTCCCTGCTGGCGTTTACATTGATGATGCGTTTATTCACGAAGCTCAAATTACTAACGCCCTTATCAAAGACGCGACAATTACTAGCGCGAAGATAGATGATCTTTCGGCGAGTAAAATATCGAGTGGCACTATCACGATAGATAACAACAACGACATCGCTATTCGGCAGGGCAAGTCTTCTTACTACGGGACGGCTAACGGTTTTTGGCTTGGGCGTCTTAACGGCTCTGCGGCTTTCAATCTTGGCAATAACACCGACTACGTTAAATTCAACGGAAGCACACTAGAGATTACTGGGGCGTCAATAAACACAGCTAGTATCGGTACGCTCCAGCTTGCCGGTAACGCGGTGACTGTTCCTGTAGGCGCTTCAAACAACAATCTTGGTAATTCTGTTACCACAAGCACCTCAAATTGGACTCATGTCATAACTTCTCCTTCAGTTAGCTGGACTTCCACCAGCGACAGACCGTCAGCGTTTATTGTTCAGGGCATTTGCAACTTTTTGTCTCAGCAAAGCGGCGGTCAGGTTGGCCTCTATTTGAGGGTAGAGGTAATTAGGAGCAACCAAAGCAATTACATTCCTCAAACTGTAGGCGTGAGTAAAGCTATTGCAGATTCTTCTGCTTTTTCGGCTATAAGCGTATTTGTTGATACTAGCGGGTGGAGTTCCAGCGGGAGCGTTACATTCAAGCTTGAGGCTCGAATCACTGGGGGATCGTATAACCTTGGTGGTAATGGTATTTCAGTGCTGGCGGCGAAAAGATGAGTCAAGCTGTTTTATATGATTCTGATGGGGCTATTAAGTGCGAGATCTTTGGCCCAGAAGAAACTCTTCTCGAATATATAGAGAACTCAGAGTTTAGTGGCCTGTTTACTCAGGATCACTGCTCAAATGAAACCCATTATGTGGATGGTGGCGAGGCAAGAGAAAAGGGCGCACAGCCATCAGAAAGCCACTTGTTTGATTACCAAACGAAATCTTGGGTTTGGGACATTGGTCTGGCAAAAAATAATCTGTGGTCACTGATTAAGGCCGAAAGAAATGGCGCAGAGTTCGGCACATTTGTCTGGAATGACCACACATTTGACTGCAATGAATTGTCCCAGCGCCGAATACAGGGTGCAGTTCAATTGGCCGCGCTCGACACCAGCATAGTTATGGACTGGACGTTGGCAGACAACACCGTTCAGACGTTCAATGCGACAGAATTACAGCAGATTGGGCAGGCTCTAGGAGCGCATGTGAACGCCTGCCACGTCAAAGCCAGAGGCCTCAGAGACCAGATAAATGCGGCTGAAAGTGAGGCAGAGCTTAGCGTTATAAGTTGGTAGCGTTGTTGAGTTTTAGCTCTTAAACGCTATGATGATATAGGCAGTACCCCGCCCGTGGGGTAGATCGGGAAAACTCATATATATCAATGGATTGCTGGCGACCCTGTCGCGGGCATTTCCGTGCGTGGGAGAAAAGTGTGGCTTTGGAGCCGGTGGACATAAGAGAGGTATGGCCAACCGTCCGAGAAGGGCTGGCTCTGGTCAAGGAGACGACCGACCCGCCATGGATCCCCGAGGATGTTTATGCGGCTTGCGTGGGCCAGAAGGCGTTCCTCTACATGGATCGCGATAGAACAGAGAGGGGGTTCGCTGTTGTTCGCTCAACGTATTGCGAGTTTGAGCGCATCAGCAAGTTTTTACTTTGGGTTGTTTACGACCCCGAGTACGGCACAGCAGACCACTACCGAGAGGAGTGGGAAGAGCTTGCCATGAAGACGGGACACGACGCTGTTGAATTTGTCACCCCGATTGACGCCATAGGGCGACTGACAAGAAAGCATGGGTATCGAAAGGTATCCAGCCTGTACCGAAAGGATTTATAGGAGCGAGCAATGGGTGGTGGAAGTCCAGACAGACCCGATGAATCGGAAGCCTACCGAGCATTAGCCGAGCAGAGCGCGACGTATTTCAACCGATACAAAGATGTCTTTGTGCCGCTTGAGAATCAGTACATCCAGTCTGTATTCGATGCTGGCGGTGGTGCGGCGTATCAGGAAGCGATGGATGGTGTCACGTCTATGGCGCAGGCGCAGTTCGACGACCGCATTGGTGGCTTGCAGTCAGGGATGCTGGCAAAGGGCATCGACCCTAACTCCGGTCGCTTTCAGGCAGGAACAGCAGACGCATTCGAGAAGCTGGGCACGATTCGCGGCTTGGCTGGCGCAGACGCAGGCATCAATAACACTGATCGATTCCTTGGCGGAATACAGAACGTCGTCAAGATGGGTCAGGGTCTGGCAAGTGAGGCGATGCAGGGCCAGATAGGTCTGGCTTCTACCGCAGAGGACAAGATTCGCTCCCAGTTTGCGACCGATTTTGCTGACGACCAACAGCGTAGTCAGGCGCTTGGCACAGCGGCAGGCATGGCGGCAGGCGGTGCCTATAACTACTTCGGGGGTAATTGATGGATTACCTCGCATTCTTGCAAGGCCTGCCTGATGAAGCCCGTCAGCAGTTTTTCGACTTTTACGGCAGTGGCGGTGGCGGTCAGCAGGCGGCGGCTATCGAAAACTCTGGCACACCCGCGAGCCCTACTTATAACTACAGCGCAAACCAAAATCCTTACGGCGGCATCAACCCGAACGCTTACGCAGGTGACGACAAGGAAGGGGCTTCAAGGCTATTCGCGGACATCATTCGTGCCCAGACAGATGACTACCTGAATCGCTTTGCGCCGATTGAGGATTTTCTGGCGGGATCTATCACCGGCACCGGAACCACTTTCTTGGAAGGCGACATGGCTCGCACCCGAGAGTCAGTTCTGGGCGGAGCGCAGTCGGCGAGAGGTCAGTACAGCAGGAATCTCAGCAGATACGGAGTACAGGGCAACGCTCTGGACAACTCTATGGCCACCACCAGCGCAATGGTAGGCGGTCTTAACGACACCCGCGACAGAGACGAAGACAGAAAGCTGGCCCTACTGGGCGGCGGTCTCGGATCTATCGCGCCCAAGATTAGATCATCACAGGGGGCAACCTGATGACCCTTATAGCGGCAGGGCAAAACACTCGTAACAGGGCCATGCAAGGTCTTCAGGCTATGTCTCAGGAAGAGGCAGAGCGTGAGGCGCTGTATCAGCAGATGCGTCAGTCACAGAAGGCGCAGAACGCTCAGTTGGCTGGAACCGGCTTGGGTATCGCTGGTCAGTACGCAGTCACGAACCCAGACAAGGTCGCGGCACTTGGTAGCACGATCTTCGGTGGAGGTCAGGCAGGAGTTTCGGCCACCTCTGCGCTTGCGGCGGCTTCTAATCCAGCGGCAGTTGGTGCTTTAGCAAGCCCCGTTGCCCCAAGCGGTGTTACAGGTGCTTTAACAGCGGCTTCTAATCCTGCGGCTGTGGGGGCTTTATCAAGCTCTGCGACAGGGGCTGGAGCGGCGGCAGGAACCGGAGCGGCCACTGGAGCCGCAACCGCAGGCACTGGCGCGGCTACCGCAGGAACGGCGGCAACAGCCGCAGGATCTCTTGCCGCAGTAGCCGCCCCTCTAGCCATCGGCCTTGGCGCGTTCTTCTTTCTCAACAAGCTTTTCGACTAGGAGGCCACGATGGTCACACGACGCGGCTATTTAAGTTCTACTGGGGGATTCGCTGACGGATTTACGTCCGGCTTTGGGTTGATGAATGAGGCCTTTAACGACAGGCGGCAGAGAGAAGACGTTGCGGCGAGGAGAGCGGAAGATGCTCGCCAGTTTGACGCAACTCAAAAACGATTAGGGCAGGAGGCCCAAAATACCGCTAGCTACAGACAATCAATGTTGGATGCGAATGTCGCCAGAGATCAGGCTACAGCGGACTTTCGAGAGGCTGAAGCAGAGCGAGACGCGGCAAGGGATCAGGCTACAGCGGACTTTCGAGAGGCTGAAGCAGAGCGAGACGCGGCAAGGGATCAAGCAACCTCCGAGTTCAGGACGGCGCAAGAGGAGTCTCAAGCTTTAGTAAGGGAGGCACAGCTAACTGCGGCTGAAACCACAGCCGCTGTAAAGCAGGCTGAATTAGACGCGATTCAAAGTGCGCAAAAAGATAAAGAAGCCCAAGAGGCCATTTTTCAGTTGGACGCCATTGTCAGGCGAGCCAGAGAAACTGGCGTTGCTCCTGACATGGAGACCTTGCTGTCGCTAATAGACAGCACAGAAGGCGCTGGGACTTACGACATAAAATCGGTGATGGGCGAAGACTTCAGAGAAAATCTCGCCACTTTCACATCAACAATTTCCGAGATGATTCAGGGGGATAACTTTGACCCCGAAGATCCAAGAATTATTGCGGGCTTTGATGCAATCGTTAATGCGCGTCAAGGACGTCTGATCGGGGCTACGGTTGACAAGTCATTTAAGAATGCACCCCCAGAGTATCAAGACGGTACTTGGGAGGTTGTATCTAGGGAAGCCAGAGACATCTCTATCAGCGAGGGTTCAGACGAGTTTGGCCCTCCTGCCTTGGAGGCTGGGGCCAATGTACTGGTTACGATTAGAAAGAAAGACGACAAAGGCGAAACTGCTCAATACATAGCGCCTTTAACTGACTCCAGAGATCCCAAGTCTTCAGAGCAGGTAAAAATCCAAGTGAACGAGTTTATAGACGGTGTTGCTGGTACGTCAGTGCTGGTGGACTACTTCGACTCTAGCGGGATAAGCGACGTCATTAAGTCTGCCGAAATAGAGCGAATGGGCGGTTACGCTGAATTTGAACAGCGAAAGCAGGAGGTCTTTTCTCAATTGATAGCAGAGAGAGATGGCCCAGATGGAAGTGGGGGAATGCCGAACTCACGAAGCCTTGGATTTGCCAAGCCAAATTCCGAAGTCGGCAATCAAGAGCTAGAGCGTCTTGCTGAATCCCGTGTTCTTGGTCGCGGCAAAAAGCAACCAAGCTATAGAGACCAAGCCAACACCACATTGCTAATTACATCAGAGGCAATCAAGACCGAGATGGGGCTGGCAAAGTATGTGGTTCGGGAAAATGGAAAAAATGTGTCGCTCAAGCCAGAAGACTTGGATGACCAGACTCTCTTTCGTATAGCGGCCACGCTAAAGGAGCGCGGCGGGAGATTCATTGTTACGCCAGATACGCGAAGAATCTTAGAGGAATTTACCGAGAGTAGAGGGGGCAAGGTGGTCGGCGGAAATGCAAACACTAAATCGGTGAGCGATAGGGTTAGCGGAGTGCGAGCCATCTGAGAATCGCAAGACACTACATCTACTCATAGGAATTGATTGATGGCAGTTACGTTTCGCACTGACCGACCTTCTCGGGTGCAGGAAAAAGAAGAGGATCTGTTTCAGTTCGGCGAAGGACTTTCGGCGGGCATAGATACCACTATAGGAACGGGCGCAGGTGCCCTTGCGGCACTTAACTCATTCATGGGTGATGAGGAAGATGCGCTTGAGTGGCTGTCAGTCGCGCAGGATCGCTTCCAAAAGGCCGCTGAGTCAGGCGGCACTGTTACAAATTTTGATGACATTCAGGGCGCTGGAGATTACCTGAGATGGGGAAGTTACGCCTTGGGCACAATCCTTCCCTCAATCGCAACAAGCGTTGTTGGTGGCGGTGTCGGTGGTCTGGTACTGCAAAGCGCGGGGAAAAAGATAGTACAAGACAGGGTTAAGAAAGAGGTTTATGACTCTGTCGAGGAAAAGACTGAAGAGGCGGTAAAGAACAGAATATACCGCGAGACTCTTGACGCTCAGACCAAGAACTACAGAAGGTTCGGTTCGGGTGTGGGCGCAGTAGGCTCATCAGTGGCGCAAAACACTGGCGCTACTTTCGTAGACGTTTACCAAGAAACAGGAATTGAGTCTCCAGAAACCGCCTTGGCCGCAGGCATCGCGTCAGGCCTTCTTGATTCTGTAACCCCGTTACTGGTTCTTAACAAGATTATGCCCGCCGCCGTCTTTAAGAAATTTAAGGACGGGATGACGGACAAGATTGTCCAGAACAAAGGCGTAGCCCGAAGAGCGCTGACCAACGGCGCAAGCCAAGCTGGAGTTGAAGGCCTCACTGAAGCTACTCAGGAGCTTATTCAAGCTACCGCCGTTGGGATGATGCGGGAAAATCCGGAGGCGAACGTCTTTAGCGACTATCTGCCTCAGTTCATAGAAACAATCGAGTCTCTCCCCGAAGACGAGCAGTTACAAAGCGAGCTTCGCAATGCGTTTCTTGTCGGCGCACTGGGAGGCACCTTCACTGGCGGCGTATCAGGCGCACTCAAGAGAGACCGCAGAGAAGTCGAGGACGTCCGACAGACTGAGGAGGACACAGAGCAAGAATCCGAGCCTGACCCGCTAGCGGCGATCAAGGAGGAATTTGGCGGAAACCTATCAGACAGACAGGCCCGCAAAATACTTCAGCAGAGGCAGACCAGAGACAATGCGGTTGATGAAGCATTCTCTGAGGAGACAGAGAGCGAGCAAGATCCGCCTTTCTCTGTGCTACCTGATAACGAGAGACTTAAAGCCACCAGAGAGCGTCAGCGGACTGTTAGAGAGCGAGAGCAGGGTCTTGATGGAGAGCCTCAAAGGTCGGGCGTTAGCGTCCTAGAGGCGCGTCAGGGGGCGCAGGATCAAGAGGTAGAGGAGTCAATCGGAACCCGCCTTGCCGGTGAGGTTGACAGCCCCAATTATGATCAGATTCTGATGGAATCTCTCAATAGAAGGCGCAAGGCCAGATCCATTATTTCTGACCTGATCCCAGAGTCTGTGTACGAAACTGGTGTTGCAACTCCAGATGAGAACGCTCAAGCCGAGGCGCAGGTACAGCCAGCGGCTGAGACTCAGGAGCAGGAAGCTGATGCCCCAGTTTCCATCGGTGACATCAAATACAACGCAGAAGACGATACCTTCACGACCGACAGGAATAAAACCTATCGATACGAGGGTGAAGCTACCGACGAGGCTGGAAATGTCACCGGCATCAACGCTGTCGATCTGGAGAATGGCGAGTCTCGGACATTTACGGGAAAGAAAGTCCCCCTTATTCAGGCGGCTAGAGACCAAGCTAGAACCGCTTCAATTACTAACCCCGCAATTACTTTTGATGATTTGTCCACAGATCTTCAGATGCGTGTGTTTGAGCAACGACAGCAGGACGGATCCGACTCTGCGAATGAAGAGGTAACGTCGCAAGAAATTGAGGACGTAATACAAGCGGCACCAGAGTCCTCAAGGTCTTCACTTCGCGCAGAGACAGAGGCGCTATTTAGTAGGACCACCGAAACAGAGTTTGATATTCGTCAGACGTTTGAGCCTACAGATCAGTGGCTAACCTTTGAGGGCGATGTCGTAAATGCTAATCAAGAGACGCTCGAAGCGCGTCAGGATCGCATCAATCTTCTGAATGGCCAGCCCACAAAGCCTGCCAACGGTGATGATCTGATCGAGATACAGGGCATAGAGGCGATTGCAGAAACGATAGCTGACGCGATGCGCAGGCCCACCTTCTTCAAGAGTGAGATAGATGGCGTAGAGCGAAACGTAGAGGCCAAGCCAGCAGAGAGCGTTGCAGACGAGTCTGCGACAAACGAGATTCAGCAATCAATCTTTGATCTTATAGAGGCAGGACTGCCGTCTGACTTCGTTACGCAGGTTCAAGCCTTATCTGTGCATACGCCCGCAGAAGGAAATAAAGGCCTTGGCGCGACGGTGGGGGACAGGATTTCTCTCGACTCCTCAGTGGTCACTAAGGCGCTCACAGACGCAAATGCTGACAGGGAGTTGCGCTACGTCTTAGCGCATGAGGCTTGGCACGTCTTAGACAACACAAACGGGATTACTAGTGAGCTACCCCCTTTCAAGGCTGAGATTAGATTCGATGCAGAGGGTCCAAAGATCTCTTTAGGAGATGCAATCGCGGATCTTTACGACAACTACTTACAGAAGACGGAGCTTGGTCGTCGGTTCACTTACCCATTTAACGAACTGGATCAGCAGTTAGGAAAGACAGATGCCGACAGTCTTGCTGAGTTCATCCAGCGAGAATCTTTCGCACAGCTTGGGGCGGTGTATCTAAGCAATCCCAAGTTACTTAAAGAACAAGCGCCAGAGGCGTACAATGTAATTCGCACTATTCGGGACAACCCGACGCTCGCGATTGGAGAAGGTGATGAGAGAGTTCAAGATACAGAAGGCGGAGTACAGCCCGAAGGTGCAGGAGTATCTGGAGAAGTTCGGGCACCCGCCGTCAGCGGAAGCGCTGAAGTGGAAGCAGACGGAGGAACTGGAGAAGCTGGCCTCGATGGCGCTGACACGGGGCAAGCCGATCAAGGAGTGGCTGGAGAGGCCCAACCGGAAACTGGGGACGGTGACGGACCTGCTGTACAACAAGGGCTAGCAGACGACGCCCCAGAGCAGGGCACCCTATTTGTCAGGCGTCTCGTAAAAGGCCTGTCAGATCAGGAAAAGCAGGCAGAGGCATCCACACTTTTATCTGGGGAAGAGTCCCTACAGGTAGAGGCAACCGGAAAAAATAATCGGCGCACAGTAACCGACGTTTCTCGGGCGTTGGACACAAGAACCCTGCAAATCTTCGGCAGAAGTCTTGCTGATCGAACGGAAGAGAATGCCGAGATAGTATCGAACATCATGGCGGCAGAGGCAGAGTACGCCCTGTCTAGAGACGGCAATGCTGGAGAGTGGTATCAGCAGAAGGTCGCCAATGCCATGATGATTGCGGAAGAGATATTCCCAGACCTAAAGAACAGCCCCAATCAGCAGGCTATGTTCAAGGCCGCTCTTGCGATCACCTCTAACGGCTCATCTGTTGATGAGAACTCAGCAAACACAATTAACAAGGTGTTTGGTGGATACCTAGAGACTGGCAAATTCCCAATCGTTGGTTTCGGGAAAGAGTCCCCATCTATGAAACGAAGCTTCAAGCTACTCAACGTAATGATTGAGGAGATGGGACTGGACGGCGTAAGAGAATTTCTTTCCACAGACTTTACCGTGCGCGAGCTTGAAGAGGCTGGATTTAGTGTAAACGGTGAGGGTGTCGATACGGTCGTCAGGGGAAGCGCCATACTC